TTCTATAACTAGATGACCCCTAATCTGCTGTAATAGTCATATTAGCACAGATGTAAGAGTTTGCTAATGTTATTACTACTGCTACATAATCGTCTTGGAAATCAGTTCTGCCTTGATGCTTCCAACGGAATGCTAGGTTGAGTGCATCTACTATCAGTGCTGTACCTGCGTTTCCGCCCATTCTTTCTTCAAAATCAAAAGCCACCTATCCACTCCACTTCTTCTCGTAAAAAATCTTCGGCTAGTAGTATATAACAATCTAGAAACGCTATCCACATATAATCTTCTGTGGTTTCTGGCATTTCTTGTGTAGCTACGAATACCTTAGATCTATCATATTTAAAAAATAACAAAGGCTTTTGATCTCCGCCTTCTGCCTGTATTACAATCTTTTTCCACCAACGTATAAGATTATTCGTCTTTTTAGCCGTAAATATCTTATCATTGAGTGGTGAATCCTTATAGTTTTTTACTTCTATGCAAAAATGGTTTCTCTGATTGGGGACATATAAGTCCCCTTTCAGATATTCCAATGCACCAGAAGCAGGTACTCTTTCAAACTTTAACCCTGTGGCTTCTCGAAGCATATCTCTTACAAGATACTCGCCACGTGCTCCTTTTGCTCTCGAATCTACCATATTAAATATACGCCTATTGTTTGTCCTGTCCAAAACTTTTTCACCTCTGGAAAGGTTTCCATTACTTCTTTATGAGACCAGTCATCTTTTACATGAGCTTGGTAAGGGTTTCCGTGCATACTATCTTGCGGATAATCTATGATAGGAATACTAATTATAAGGTATCTGCAAGTATCTTTTAGCTTTCTTACTAGAGATACTGCATCTTCTTTTGTCATATGCTCTAGTATATCTCCTAGAAAGCATACATCATAGTAATTGAACTGCATTGCTCTTGCATCACCTATTAATAAAGTATCATAGTGTTTTTCTAATCCATACTTTACTTTATAGTCTTTCCATATTTCCACGCCTACCCACTTACAGTTTTTTAAAGTATCTCGATATAAGATCGGATATGTTCCTGCCCCCGCACCTATATCGAGTACTTTATTGTGTTGTATGTCTAAATCTTCTAACCACTCTTTGATTTGTGGTTTGCCTTCAAAAGAACTTCTACCCACTATTCTAACCTGCTAATGTTTTCTTCTTTCACTACTTCGATTTTTTCTAGTAATGGATGAGACCACCCATGTGATACTAAGTAAGTATTCAGATCTTCTCGAAGTAGAACCTCTACTAGTCTTTCTTTTCCTGCGTCATCTAATACGCTGATTACTTCATCTAAAAACAATATATTGATTTTAGACTTAGATATACTACTCATTAGCTTACGAATTGCTAGTAGAGTTGCAGTGTTCACGCGGGCTAACTCACCCGATGAAAGAGCAAGAATGTCGATAACATTGCCTGCATCAGTAATTTGCACATTCAATTTGTCGTTTGATACAATAAATTCTAGTGTAAATCTACCATCAGAGAGTTCAGCCAAATAAATATTAGCCATTTCTTCGAGCTCTCCGACAAGGTTTTCTATTTTGTAAGCTAGCAATCCGTTTGTGCTGAAAGACTTTTTCAGTATGTCCAGATTTGATTCTAGCTTACGATTGTTTTCTAACTTTTCCGAATATTCTTCAAGCTGTGCAAGAAAATCATCTGTCTGCTCTTGTATCACCTGTATTCGGGTATTTCGACGAGTTATTCGCTCGTTTTCTGCTCCGATTCTTGAAAGCTCTTCTTTTGACTCTCGTAAGCGCCTTTGCACGTCTGACAGCCGACTCTCAAGCTCTTGCTGATCCAGCAAATCCGTCTGCAAACTGCGATCGATGCTTCGGTACAAATCTTCCCAATCTTTCTTGCTCTGCTGATTCCGTTCATAGTCAGCATTTTCAGATTTGATGTCGACAATCTGTCGTTGAAGCTCTTTAACTCTTCCTGTAGCTTGTTCATATTTAGCCTCTTCTGCTTCTTTCATAGCTTTTTCAGCAGAGCTGTCAAGCGGCCCACCGCAGGTTGGACAAGTGTCCCGAATATCCCCTAATTGCTTGATAATTCGTTGAGCACCCGTAGCGGCTGCTTTCTCAGATCCTAATTCTGACTGTAAATCATCGTAGGATCTATACTGTGCTGTCGAGGAATTGACTGCATTGATGTCAATGGACTCGAGTTGCTTTTTATATAAATTGTTTGTTTGAATTTTTTTATTTTTTTCCGAAATATTTTCAATTTCTATCGTAAGTGAACGCAAAGTCTTTTCATCTTTAGATGTATCAATTTCTAAATCTAACAAGGGTAGTATGGATGTATCACTCAATTTATTTTCTTCTAACCATTTTTCAACAGTTGCAAGTTTCCCTGCTATTGTATTTGACGTAGAAGATACCTCTTTTGAAGCACTTTTAAATAACTCAAATAATTCAACATACTTTTCTAGGTGTAACAAGTCGATAAGAAACTTTTTACGATTCGCATCTGTAGCAGTCAAAAACTGTAAACTCGCATTTGTATTTTGATATACAAGCTGAGAAAAGGTTTTAAAATCTACTCCGATAACTTCTTGTAGAGTCTTATAAGTATTTGTAGCGGTATGGCTAGAAATATCCTCTCCATTACACTCTAGTTTTACTTTGATACTATTTTTACGATTAATTGTTATTTCGTACCTATCTGTATCTTTTGTAAAAGACAAATAGATATTATAACCATTATTAATATAACGGTTGGGAATGTCTGCTTTTTTGATCCCTTTTGAGTTTTTGTTAAACAACGCCTCTTCTATAATCAATGGGATAGATGACTTGCCCATACCATTTGTTCCCAGAATCTGGGTTACTGTGTTGTCATTTAATTGTAACTCATTACCAGAACCATAACTAAAGCAGTTATCCCATCTCAACGTTTGTAGTGTAATCATTGTATGTGCCTATTATGTCTGGTATTTTATCAGGATTAATTTCAAGTATATAAGTCAGATACTCTGACAGCTCTTCCTGTATGGACATCTCTTTATCCATAATGAGTGTAGCCTCTGACTTTCTTTTTACTACTTTTTTATCCAACAGCTCTGAGTTCTTTACTGTTGCAAGGTCTTGTATATCGCCTTCTATCTCATAGATAGTATGATCGTAGTCTGTAGGTATCATTTCATCTTCTGTTGCTACTGTTTTACGCAATAGCTGAGGAAGGCGAAACTCTTCCCACATCCAATCCCAGTTATTTTCATTAATCAATAGATACCCGGTCTTTACCTTTGTTCTATGAAATGATGTAGTCATGGGACTACCTGGATATACAATATTTCTTTGTGTATTACTATGACTGTGTAGGTCTCCTGCGAATACTACAGGGAAATCTTCTAGTAAGTCTAGGTCGATTTCTGGTTTAACGTGAGGTGGTATCTCTCCTCTGACATGAGTGAACAAGGGCATACTCTTATCAAAATGATCTATAGCACCTTTTCTATGTAAGTCAGCGTAAGGCAATATGCCATAACCTAAATCTTGGTCTATGTATGATATATCTACTACATTTATTAGGGGGTTGATGTCCCGCGAGACTTGCTTCAGTTGGCTAAAGAAAGTCTTGTTCTTTTTAGTAGCTTCGTGATTTCCATCATAGATAATTGTTGGAATCTTTACTCCACGAATAAATTTGAAGTAAAGTTCCAACTCTTCCATATTCGGGAGACGATCAAAGAGATCGCCCCCGATTATGTGCATATTACACTCATTCTCTAACTCATAGATCTGGTCAAAGAACATTTGATAACGGTTTGTAGCCCACTTGACTGGGACATTTTTCTGACCCAGTTTTATGTGCCAGTCTGCCGTAAAGAGAATCATCCTACATTAAACTCTTCTTCAAGAAGCTCGTCATCAGCTTCGTTGCCTGCATTGCGTACTCGATCAAGAAGCTCTTTCTGCGCGTCAGGCGTAGGACGAGGCATTACATCATCCATAGACTTTAGTTCACCTACTAGTGCTAACTCGTCCTCAGTAAGAGCGCGAGGCTTGCACTTGAGTGCTTGTAATTGGTACTCAACATTGTAAGGAAGTGGGCCAGTTTTGACGCGCTTGAAACAAATGTCCCAACCAGTCTCAGGGTTAGTTGGATCGCCAAGATCTTCTGCAGCAGTAATGATTTGCTCCCACAGTTTTTTCTTGAGGTTTACAACTTTAACTTGACCATTATCAATGCACTGAGTAGCGTAGCTCCAGCCACACTTCAGATCAGGATAATACTCACGTACCCAGTCTTTCTCTACGTTGTTGAATCTTTCAGAGTTTCTATCGAAAGATAGGCACTCCATTGGAATGTTTTTGTCATTCTCACCTTTGATCCAGTAAACGTAGCGAGCAAGAATGTCGCCAACGATACGCATTTTGTTATCGCCGTCTTGATACTGAAAGGTGTCGATTGATGATTTTTGGGCAGAGCCCTTTTGTTGGTTAAATGCAATAGCCATTAGTGTATAGTCTCCAAAGTGACTTCTTCGTATATAAAAGTAATTTCATCTTCTAATACGATAAGTAGCCTGTTATCTTTAATTTCTTCCACAGGCACCGGACAGTGCAGTGGATCTAGTGTTGTTTTTCCAGAAGCGTAGTAATCGCCCAAGCTCCTCAAGGAAGCAAGTGCATAATACATACATATTTCTTTCTGTTCGTACTTATAGGAGTGGTGCAGCAAATGCTCTGGGTGTACCAGAAAAGAGTTACCGACAAAGTTTTTACTAGAAAATTTATAGATAGGGTCGTACTTGTTTTTAGGGATTGAACCCTTGATAAGCATTTCCATAATCAGATTACAATTATAGATGCTACCAGCTGCCGTATCGAAAACCTTCTTCCAATCAAATAAGAGCATATATTATACCGAAGTTTAAGTAAGTTGTCAAGAAATATTTTTTTACAGGTATTTTATGTTCCAGCCTTGTTTCATATAAAATCCGACCCT